AGAAAATGGCACAAGTACTAATAAGTTCAGAACGTGGTGATGATTTAGGTGATATTACTGTAGCAAATGACGCAAGCACACCAACGGCTAATATTGAGGTTGCTATTGATAAAGCAGCTTTTACTAATGACCAGCTAAGCGAGGCAGCTAGACAGCTCCGAAAGATGGCTAATAAGCTAGAGAACTGGCAAGGCGCAAGCTAGCAAATGTTCGCCGCTAAAGTCTTGACTTACTTTTAGTTATATATTTATAATCAAGTCATAACACAATCAATCAGGACAACCGCAAGGCCCTACTTAGTGATTGTTTAACCTCCCCGCAAGGGATAAAGGTAAAAACTTTAGGTTAAATTAATTATTTTAGGAGGGCATAAAATGTCCAAAACTCTATCAAGTGTAGCGTCGATTGAATTCGACTCAGAGGTAAAGCAGGCCTATCAAGGCATGTCAAACCTACGTAATACCGTAACCCTTCGATCTAATATAAACGCTGGTTCTTATGAATTCCGCAGACTGGGTAAAGGTTTAGCTAATCAGAAAGCAACTCAAGCTGATGTAACGCCTATGGACGTTGATAACAGCTTACAGACTGCAATTCTTCAAGACTGGAATGCTCCAGAATACACCGATATTTTTGATCAAGCGGCTGTAAACTTTGACGAACAGGCAGAACTAGCTCAGGCTATCGGCATGGCTATTGCTCGTCGAGAAGACCAGCTGATTATTGATGCGGCTGTGATCTCGGGTACAACTAACCTTGTTAGTAATGACATTGGTGGTACTGATACCGATTTAAACGTGGCTAAGCTTCGCGCTGGCGCTAAGTTCTTAAATGACTTGGGCGTTCCTACAATGGATAGGCATATTCTTGTATCGGCTGCCGGTTTAGATGCGATGTTAGGTCAAACAGAGGCGACTAGCTCAGACTACAACACTGTTAAAGCGTTGGTTCAGGGTGAGATTGATACCTTTGTCGGCTTCAAGTTCCACATCATCGAGACTCGAGACGAGGGCGGATTGCCTATTGATGGCTCTAATGACCGTACTACTGTGTCTTATCATAAGACGGCATTAGGATTGGCGGTAGGATTAGGCCCCAAAACTGAAGTTAATTATGTGCCTACTAAGACATCTTGGCTATGTAACGGCATTTTAAAAGCCGGTGCTGTAGCTCGTGATGCTCAGGGCGTTGTATTAACTACAACTAGAGAATCGTAGGAGGTTTATCATGGCTTTTGAATCAACAAACTTTATTCCGCAATCAGCTCAGGCTAATAGTAATGCGCCTCGCGTGTTTTCCTATACGTCTGACTCAGATAACTTGGCGGCTGTTAAGGCAGCTAGTTATTTTGATGATGCTGCGGTAACGACTGGCGGCTTAGGTCTTAAGGATGGTGATGTTATCTACGTTAAAGCGTCAGATGCTTCAAGCTTCTTAGATATGGCTGTTAGTGGTGCTGGAGTAGCGACCGTAAATAGTGCTAACGATTTTGCATAATTGCTAGCCTAACGAGGTAGTCACCTAATGGCATCAAAAATAGACATCGCCTCTAATGCTCTATTGCTATTGGGTGACTCTCCAATAACTTCATTCAGTGAGGGTGGCACAGGTGCTACGGTAATGGCTAACATTTATGAGCCTACCTACCGCGCTATGCTTGCCTCGCATCCTTGGAACTTTGCGCAGAAGCAACAGCAACTAAGTCAGTTAGTTGGCAAGCCTTTGTTTGATAGGAAGTATCGCTATCGTTATGCAATGCCGCCTGATTATATTCGTATTATTCGTTTAGAAAGTCAGCATGAATATCAGATAGTTGGTGAAGAGATTCACACTAACGATAATCAAGCAAAGATTCAGTATGTATACGAAATATCCGAAGGTGATTTACCACCGTATTTTGTAGTGCTTATGGAATATCAATTAGCTGCTAAGGCTGCTATGGCTGTTACTGATAGATCAACTCTAGCAGATATGATGATGGCTAAGGCTATGAATCAATTTTCACAATCAACTGCGATAGACTCGCAAAACGATACTACTGTCGCTATACAGGACAATCCATTCATTTCAATTAGGGGTTAATAATGACTTATGTTATTCAGACCTCTTTTAACTCAGGTGTCATAGGCCCACAGGCTAAAGGTCGAATAGACTTAAAGGCTTACTATGAGGGCATGGAGCAGGCCGAAAACATTATTTGTTTGCCTCAAGGCGGTGTGACACGTAGGCCGGGCTTTGAGTATCTAGCCACACTATCAGAAGAGACTAACCTCTTCCCTTTTGAGTTCAACGTAGATCAAGTCTATGTAATTGGTGCTGACAGTAATAACTGGTATTTTTTCGATGACGCTGGCTCTTTGCTTCAAACCACTTCACATAGTTTAGGTACTGATGTATTAACGGCAGACTACGCACAATCAGCTGATAGCTTGTTAGTTGTGCATCCTGAGTTTGCGCCTCAGATCATTCAACGTACAGGGGCTAGTTCATTTACTGTTAATGACATTAGTTTCCAAAATGTGCCCGAATATGACTTTAACGATGCATCTAGCCCTACGCCTACTAGCTTTATTCAAGAGTTAGAGTTTGTCAGCGGTACTGAGGGCGATGTTTATAGGCTTCAATTAAAGCAGCGTGACGGTTCAGCGTTTACGAGTGCAGACATAATCCTTTCGGATAGTTCAACTGTTAATGAAGAGAATATACAAGAAGCTCTTTTGGATATGCCTGTAACTTCCTCTGATGCCTCTACCGTGACGGTGGTTAATTCAGGTGCAGGCACATACGATATAACCCTAAGCGGCTCTAGTGCAGATGATTACCAAGAAGTAACCTTCTTAGTTGTAAGGTCGGATAATATTGCGTTTAAACCCGGAGTAACAGTTTCTCAAGACGGTGTGTCACAAAAGGAACCGGCTTGGAGTCCAACAAGAGGATATCCGGTAAGCGTTGTATTCCATGAGTCTAGGCTTGTGCTTGGTGGCACTAAGTCTTTACCGGCCTCATTGTTTCTTAGTCGTACTAATGATTTTTTTAACTTTAAGACAGGCTCAGGTCGTGATGACGAGGCTATATTCGTTACGTTAGACACCGACCAACTAAACCAGATAGAGGGCTTAAGCTCTAACAGGAATCTACAGATATTCACGAGCGGACAGGAATTCTTTGTACCGGCTAGACCTATTACGCCCGGAACTATCACAGTTACACCGCAATCAGCCTTTGGGGCTAAGAGAATAAAGCCTGTAGTGATTGATGGTTTTACTATTTATGTGCAGCGTACCGGTAAGGCGGTTAGGTCCTTTCAGCTAACAGAGTTTGAAACTCAATATGATTCTAGTTCGGTATCGTTATTAGCACCTAATTTGATTGATGACCCTACAGATATGGCAGTACAAAGAGGTCAATTAAACATTGACAGCTCTTATGCGTACTTAGTTAATCAAGATGGTAGTTTAGCGGTTTACTCTTCTAAGCGATTAGAGCAGATAAACAACTGGTTTAAGTGGACAACTAGCGGAAAGTTTCAGCATGTAACGGCTTCAGGTGATAGTCTGTATGTTACTACTGAGCGCACCATTAACGGGGCTACTGTTTACTTTTTAGAGCGTCTATATTCTGACTCTGATAAGCTTATGCTATGTGATGCCGGTGTTAGGTATGACCAAGCGGCTAGCCCTACTGTAAGCGGCTTAGGGCATCTTGATGGCGAGTTAATTAGGGTTGTAGCTGATGGTGCTGTCAAGGAAGACGCAACACCTGTAGCTGGCTCTATTACTTTAGATAGGGATACGGAGTCAGGATGGGTAGGCCTTAACTACAATCCTACTGTGGTTACGATGCCCGCTAATTGGAATGCTCAAACAGGGCAAGTATTAGCAAGATTAAAAAGATTTATTAGGGTGCATCCGTTATTATTGGAGTCTAAAGGTGTTTATATAAATAATGTATTTATACCTAGCAGGCAGCTTGACGTTACCCCGCTTGATACTGTTCCAGATGTTTACAGTGGTATTGCTAAGAATGTGCGCTTAATGGGGTGGACTTATCAGGCACAATTAACAATTACACAACAAGACCCGTTACCTATGACGGTATTGTCGTTAAGCTATGAGGTAGAGTCTCAATGAGTGGAGTAGCCGTACCATTGTTAGCGCTTCAAGGAGGAGCAGGGCTTATAAGTGCTCATTCCATAAATGAAGCGGCAGGCGCTAGAAAAGAAGAGCTAAAGTTTCAAGGTCAGCAAGAATACCTAGATGCTCAGCAAAGAGAAGTACAGCGCAAAGAACGCTTGTTAGATGCTTTGGCTAGTCAAAACGTACAGGCCGGTGCAGGTGGTGTTAAGATGGATGGCTCTATATTAGATATGGCTTTAGCGGATATTGCGGCAGAGTCAGAAGAGACTGAGCTTGATA